AGAGAAGGGGACGGGGGCAACAAATTTTCTTTTTTCAAAAAAACTTCTGAATTATTCAATTTTTGTTTTGGTTTTGGCGTTGGGTCTAGTCCGAGGTGTTCTGCTCTTGAGTGGGCTTGTTGACTTCGTTTGCCGTTGATGTATTGCGCTCCTCGACGTGCGTTGCAGTTGGCACAGGACGCGACAAGCGGCGAATCGTCACCGTTTATGTCGTACTCGATGAGATGATCCGCTTGTGTTGCAGGTCGTCCGCATCCCCAATGGCATAGCGGGTTGCCTTCAAGTACCTCTGCTCTTCTGCGTCGGTATTCTCTGTCTGCTGTTCTGTCGCTCATGGTTGCCCCCTGCTAGCGCGACCCCCCGAGGGGTCTTGCTCTCTTTCGTTGTGCGATGGTCTTGTGTAATGCTCGCCCCCCGCGATTCCAGTATGTCTCTGAGGTTGCCGGATGTTTGACATCGTTGGACGGTCACCATTCACATTTATGACGTTTGGACGCTGCACAGTAGCCCGAGGGCAGACTGCTCGACCCGAGTTCCCTCGTGTTCTGCGAACCATCTGCAACTGATGATGTCGGCCTGCGTCTCTCGGTTGTGGTGGCATGTTAGTCCTTGCGTATCCCCTGGAGGATTGCTAGCCCGATACTTATCAGGAGGATGTACCAGGCAACGACAATCATGACACGGTGCCTAAGCGCTTGACAGGGGCTTTGTACATTTCACAGCCCGCAGGGAGCATCTGAGGGAACTCTGGAAGGTCTGTCAATGGGTACAAGCGGTAGTCCTTAATGGTGAAGCAGTCGGGAAATATCTCGTCGTTGTTCTCAATGACTTCACGGCCTGTAATCCAGCCCTCGATGAGGACGCGGTTCTCTCGTACTTTGCAGAAGATGAAGTTGTGATCAGCATTGTCCCTAGTGCGGACTTTGATGGTGGTATCTGGGTTCTCGGTTGACCGGACTTGATAGTTGAGTACGTCGAATCCGTTTGTTTCTTGTTCCCAATGCCATTCCGCGCCGAGCAGTTTCGCGACGGCGTATTCACCTATGGCACCGAACACGTCTGTCTGGAACCAGTTTTGTTCGTGGTATTTGCGCCCTGGTTGGTTAGGTCTGTCGGCTCGCTTAATTGCTAAGAGGCGACGGTTGACTCCGCCATGCGCTGCAATTTGCATATCAGCATCAGACAGGATGACGCGAACTGGTTGCCTCATTGAATCTTTGCCTGCCTGCCAAGTCGAGCTGCTATTGCGTCAAGGTCTCGAGGACGCCAAAGGTGGTATTCAATTCCTGCGTTGACGAGGCATCGTGCATACTTTTCTTGTTCGGCTGAGAGTTTGCCTTCGGCTGCTTTTAATTCGCAGAAGATGACTCCTCGAGATGGCACAGATGTTGAGACGAGGACGAGGTCGGGAAATCCGTTGCCGTCTGACCGCCATACCCCAGGGCGAGGTGATGAGGGTGACGCATGAAAGACAAGCCACTGCTGCATTCGCGCCAACTTTATGACTTGGTCTTGAAATATTTTTTCGGAGACGGTCATCGGGAATCTTTTCCCAACAGGAATCCGCACATGAACAAACTGACGCACATGATGAGCAAAGTAACCAGGTCAACCATTGCGTTTTTCCTTATAAGTAATCGTTCCAACAATTTCAACGTTGTCCTCAATTATTTTGTGCTCAATGTTGATTGAGACAATGTCTTTGGCAGGGAATGTGTCTAAAAGATGATTGACAATGTCATGAATAATGTCTCTTTGTTGTTTCCAATCTTCTTGAGTGCACAACACTTTGCTAACTACTTGACTCAAAATGCCTCCTCGGGTTCGTGTTCCGGTGCAGGAGGGTTGCTCTTAATTGTGTCAATGAATGCGGACGCTTCTCGTTTTGTCCAGCCCTGTATCCCGCTCGGGACTGTGCGTCCGAGGTTTTTACAAACGGCGCGGATCATGTTGAGTTGTTTCTCTGACGCAAGGTTTGACGGCTCGGTGACGCTTCCGCCTTCTGTCGGTCTCGAGGTCATCCGTTCCACTTTTGACATTTCCTCCCTCGATGGGCGTTTCGTCCAGTCGGTGCTTGACGCAAAGTCGCAATCTGCTAAGGCTCGCCCGATGGCACTTGTACAGGCATTCTCAATGTGACTCGTTTTATTCACGTTGTTTGACCCGCGCAACTCTTCGGCAAAGTCTGTCGCAACAGGGCGGTCATCTTCACGGTCAACATAGATGTCGGCCTGGACAATGACGCGGTCACCTTCGAATGTGATGAGTTTTGTGATGACTCGTCCTTCGGGGTGTTTTTCCCAGAAGCGAGCAAGGCGCGAGGCGACTGGTTCGTAGTCTTCAATGCTCATTTCTGGTCAACAATCCACTCGATGACTGCTTTGAGTTCTTCGTTGTTGCTCATGCTCGGATGGCGCATCCGTTCGGCAGCGTTGCGCATTGTCATAATCAAGGCGATTGCCTGACTGACTGTGGAGCCTTCTTCGAAGCGCATCTCGCCGTCCAGTTTGACTGACAGATTCATAAGACGCGCAATGATTTCGTCGGTTGTTAATTCCATGATGTTTCCCTCATCTTTCTTTACGACCCTGAGGTCGCTTTCCAATGCCCAAGACCTCCGTTGTCGAAGAGGTACCGAGCGACCCTGACATTACACGACGGATCTTGTAATGCGCGGATGACATCTTGTTTCTTACAGACTGCCCGTGTCACGGTTGCCCAGGAGCCTTGAATCTGCATGAGTCCGACGTCGGGTCGTCCAGTGCTTTTGCGGACTGGCGACACGGCGCGAGGAGTGCATCGAGATTCGCGGTACATAATTCTCGAGAGGGTCGGGACGACCTTTGCGGGGAAATGCTTGCGGAGGAGCGGTTCCCATTGCGGGCATGATTGTGCAGCTGCGCTTGCGGGCGAGGCGGTGAATGTGACGGTGATGAGGGCGATTGCCATGATTTTCTTAATCAACCTTTTCAACTTCTGTAATCGAAGCAAACGTCATCCAGGGAGCCGCTCTTTTGGCGACTGTGACTTTGACGATTTCTTCTGTTGCCGAATCCGTAAAGATTTGGACGAGGGTTAGTTTGTCTTTAGACCATAACGGCATATAGCCCCACGTTGGAAGCATCATCGGTTGGCCATCATCTTGAGCCAGAGCCAACAACTGACCCAACCTATTATGAAACTGTAAATGAATTGAGTGTCGGTCATAGCGGTTTCCCTTCGCTGTTTGTGTCTGGATGTTGTAACACAGGCGAGCGTCTGGGTGGCGGATTCGACCTCGGAACCAATGAGGGAAACACAGTTAGTCCCGAGGTCTAGCGCGAAGAGGGTGATTTCTTCGGGCGATTTATGGTTTCGGCAAGGCTCTCCATGCTGCTTCAAATGCTTCTGCGCTTTCCCATTCGTTGGAAATTTCGGCATGGAGCCAGACGCCACCTGGGGTTCCGGCATTGTCTGTTGAGGTGAACAATTTGACGCCTTTTTGCCCTGGGCCACGACTGCAGCGGTACCCACGACCCCAGGCGGTTTTGTCTGATTCGGGTTGTGCAGGGTTCCGGAAGGCGTAGTCATGCAATTCGCATAGGAGCAATTCTTCTGAATTATTGACGAGCCATTCCCATGCTTCTTTTGCAGCTGCTCTTCCTGCTCGAGTTGCGGAATAACCCATATCGACTGCGAAGCCTGTCGCATGGACGCTGAGGTTTTTAGAACCGCGCATTGGGCGATTGACGTACATTCCTAGATTCGTAAATGCCCAACGCCGTTGACATAGATCAAAGAATTTCTTTGTGATTGGCGAGGTGGCTTTGCCGTCCCACGAAGGGTAAAAGGGGTACTTGCGAGCGGTCATGGTGCAGGTGGGTCTTTCGGACGATCCTTGAGGCCGTTACCTGCAAGTACCCCGAGAAGCCCGCCAGTTAACGTCGCAAGCATTGGCGACAAGACTGACCAGGCTGCATCGTCGTTAGGTGAGACCTCGAGCGGTTGCGTCACAAACAGTAAGCCGTAGAGAAGTGAGATGATTGACAGAACAAAGGCAAGCGTCAAGCCGATGGCTACGACAAAGATAAGTCGTGCTTTGATTTCTTCGTTTGTATGTCTGTTGTCTGGTTTCATGTGCATTTCCCTCCAGTGCCGTAGGCAGGTGCAATTGTTGTTGAGATTGTTTCGGTTACTCCGCGAAGTGCTTTGTTTTTTG